GGCCATGCTGGACGATATATCCGAGATTGACAAGAGGGTACTCAATAAAGCTGTAAACGAAGGAGTGAAGGTAGCAAAAAGACTTACCAACGTAAGTAAAGGCGGAAATGTAGTTGAGTTTTATACTCGTTCCGGAGAGTATGTCCGCTTTACTACTTCAACATCAAGAGTCGGCGGGAAGATGAGGGAAGCATGGTATACGACACCTGCCAAGAAATCTGCACAAGGTGTTGAGAAAGAAATGGGCAATACACGGGATTATGCTCCATACGTGAACTATGGGCATGTAATAAGAAACAAAAAAGACGGACCAATTAAAGGATTCGTGAAAGGACAGTACATGCTTGAGAAAGCGATAAATGAGGTAGAAAAACAGCTTATAAAAGAGTTCGAAAAAGAAGTTGAGAGGGTGAACCGGAAGCATGATAAATGATGTAAAACAAGCCATTGTAAATAAGCTATTAGAGCTGTATCCGACTTATACGATTTATGACGAGGATATCCCTCAAAACTTCAGAACGCCTTCTTTCTTGGTAACCGTCATTGAACAAAACTACGGCAAAAGGCTGGACAACAAATACAACAGCACCGTTTCCTTCGACGTGACCTATTTCAGCGATAAGGGGAAAAATGAAATAAAATCCGACTGCCAGGCGGTACAGGTAAACCTGCTGCGGGCCTTTGACCTGATGGGTGGCTTCCGGGCGCAGAGCCTGCAGGCAACTATCGTGGATAACGTGCTGCATATAACTTTTGACGTAAACTATTCAGAGCTGAAAATAGAAGAGTTTGCTAAAATGCAAACCCAAACCACAAACACGAATTTATAAGGAGTGTGAAAAATGGGCGGAACTTGGACTTCCCAAAACAAAATTCTCCCGGGTGCCTATATAAACTTTCTGACCAATGCCCCTCTCTCAATTACAGTTGGTGACAGGGGCATTGTTGTTATATTGCAGGAAGTATCTAAAGGAAGCGCCGGAGATATGTATAAACTTACAGCACTTGACCAAAGCGAATGGCCGGCAGGTGTGACGGCAGCAGATAAATTCCTTGCAGGTGAGGCATTGAAGGGTGCCAGCACAGTCATAGTGTATAACCTGGGCTCAGTTGCTCATGATGGAGAGGACCTTGAAGATGCACTTGATGCACTCAATACGGTGCAATTTAATGTTCTTTGCTATCCATATACGACACCGGCAAATCATGCAACTATCAAGACTTGGGTTGAGGCTATGCGCGATGACGAAGGGGTAAAAATCCAGGCGGTGCTGGCCAATCACAAGGCGGACAGCGAAGCTATCATCAATGTCACCCAGGGCGTGAAGCTGGCTGACGGAACAGAACTGACACCAGCACAATGTACCGCATGGGTGGCAGGTGTAACTGCAGGGGCACGAATCAATCAGAGCAATACCGGACGAAAATATGTAGGTGCCGTTGATATAGTACCGAGAATGACTAAAACTGAAATGGGAACTGCCATTCAAAACGGGGAATTTATCTTCAAGGTAGATACGGCACAAAACGTTACAGCAGTTTACGATATTAACTCGCTCACAACTGTCACGACGGACAAGGGCAAGGCATTTACAAAGAACAGGCTAATCAGAACTATAGACGGCATTAACAATGATATAACGACCATCTTTGAAAGTAACTACGTTGGCAAAGTAGACAACAATGATGATGGCCGGTCACTGCTGCGGGCCACCTTGATTGAGTATTTCAATGAACTTCAAAGACTGAACGCTATCCAAAACTTTGTTCCTGAAGATGTGACAGTATCTCCTGGGGCGGATAGCGATGCGGTTGTGATTGATTGCTATATCCAGCCGGTAGACAGCGTTGAGAAAATCTACATTACCGTAAACCTATCGTAAGGGAGGGATAGAGAATGGCTGAAAATTACACCAAACTGGCAGATACTATATCCTCACACGAGGGGAAGGCATATATCACTATTGATGGGCAGAACAGAGAACTGTTTGAAGTGTCGTCATTATCAGCTCAAATAGACCTGATTGTGCAAGAACGCCGGTTGCTCGGTCACAGGATGGCCCAGCATAAGGTAGTTGGTGCAACTGGAACCGGTTCTTTGACCATGTACTTTATGAACAGCGAAATGCTGAATCAGACTATTCAGTATTTGCGGACTGGTAATTACAAGGGTCTGAAGGTACAAGTGAAGAATGAGGACCCGCAATCCACAATCGGCAAGCAGGAAGTTGTGCTGTTGAATGTGATTCTGGCAACCATTCCAGTAACGACACTGGATGACCAGTCTGACGACCCGATAACATTTGATACCGACTTCACATTTGACGATATTGAGGTTCTCGAAAGCTTCAAGCTACCGGAGAACTACAGATAAGGGGTAGGTGATCCGCCTACCCCTTATTAAGATAATTTTAGGAGGGAAATGCATGAGTTCGTTGAAAGCTTTTCTAAACCCTATTCAAGTTGAGAATAAGGAAGTGATTGTTTCTAACAGGTTCCAGGAAAATGGTAAACCTGTTCCTTTTGTAATTAGACCAATTACTCAAAAAGAAAACGAACAGTTGATAAAAAAGTACACAAAAAAAGATAAAAAAGGCAATGAAACTTTTGACAGAACCGGATATATTCACGAATTAACAGCTGCTGCAGTTGTGTTTCCGGATTTAAAAAATGCGGAGTTACAGCAGGCTTATGGAGTATTAGGTGAAGCTGAGCTGCTCAAAGCCATGCTCTATGTCGGAGAGTTTGCAGAGCTAGCTCAGGCTGTCCAAGAATTAAGTGGGCTAGATGTAGATATAAATGAGGAAATTGAAGAAGCAAAAAACGGATAAAGCAGGGCGATCCGGAGTTTAATCTGGCGCATTTCGCCCTGCAGAAGCTTCATATTTTGCCTTCTGAGCTTGTTGAAATGAATGATAGGGAAAGAGCATTTATTTATGCAAGTATTCAGCTACGTATCGAAGATGAGAAAAAAGAAGCTTCTAAAATAAAAGCCGCCCGTAGCAAAGGCCGGAAAGGAGGCCGAAGAAGATAATGGCTACTTTAAAGGCAATGTTTAAATTGTTTGATGGGTATTCAAAAACTGTTCAAGTAATAAACAAAAAAACCGACGAAGCAACAAATAAAATCTTAAACGCAAGCGGGGCAACCGACAAATTTAACAAAAAACTTGAAAATATGGGGGCGGGCGCAAATAAGGCGAGTAATGGATTAGGTAAATTGGTTAAAACATTTATAAGTCTTGCAGCAGTAAAGAAAGGAATAGAAATCATTGATAATTTTGCCAATACTGCCGCAAGGCTTAATCTCATTAATGACGGCCTTCAGGATCAGGTTGAGCTTCAAGATAAAATATTTGCAGCCGCTAAACGATCCCGCGGTGCGTATACTGCAATGGCTAACGCCGTGGCTAAAATGGGGTTGCTAGCCAAGGACGCTTTCTCCTCTAATGATGAATTGATTGCCTTTACAGAACTTGTACAAAAATCATTCAAAATTAGCGGAGCTGACCCATCTGAACAGGCAGGAGCAATGAGGCAGTTATCACAAGCTATGGCGTCAGGAAGGCTGCAAGGAGATGAACTTGTATCTATTATGGAGAACGCACCAATGATATACGAAGCGATAGCAAAATATATGGGATTATCAAAAGGAGAGTTAAAGAAGCTGTCATCAGAGGGAGCGATAACTGCGAATATAATCAAAAATGCCATATTTGATTCGGCAAAGGATATAAATAAGGCGTTTGAAAATATGCCAATGACTTTCGGAGACATATGGAACAAGATTAAAAACGGAGCCTTACAAGCGTTTAGTCCTGTAATTGAAAGAATTAATAAATTGATTAATACTGAAAAATTTCAGCAATTTGTGACAAAGTTAATTAGTGGTTTCAGTCTTGCTGCTGATACTGTTAGTTGGCTCATAGATGTGATAATTAATGGTTGGGATACAATAGGTCCGATATTGGCGGTTATTGGAGGAGTTATGCTTACTGCTATTATTGCTAAGATATGGGGCGTAGTAACTGCTTTATTAGCTCAAGGAGCAGCTACCCTAGTTGCTCTATGGCCTTTATTATTAATCATAGGTGTTATCGCAATAGCAATTTCAGCAGCTAGACAATTTGGTGCAACATGGGAACAGATAATAGGGTTCATAGGTGGAGTTATAGGAATATTTGTAGCGTTTTTCTATAATTGCTTTGTGCGTATATGGAATATAGTAGCGGCATTTATTAACTTCTTCGGGAATGTATTTAATGACCCTATAGCATCTATTAAAACGCTATTTCTTGATTTAGCTGTGACCGTGCTTGGGTTTATTGAGAAGATGGCAAAGGGAATAGAAGATTTGATTAATAAAATTCCCGGTGTAAATGTGAATATTACCAGTGGAATAACATCATTGCGTGATAAGCTGGCTGCTAAATCCGCTGAAATTAAATCAGAAGCTGAGCTTAAAACATATGTTCAATCAAAGGAATTTATGGATTTTTCTGAAGGTTGGACGAAAGGTAGTGATATAGGCAAAAAGCTATACTCCAATATAAGTGATAAATTAGGAAACTTAACCGATGCATTAACTGGTATCACAGGATTTGATATGAGCGAGTTTGGTACAAGCCAAAACCCGCTACATGTCACATCTGACAAGTTAAAAGTGGATATGTCAGACGAGGACCTAAAATACCTGCGAGATATCGCAGAAAGAGAATACGTGAATAAGTTTAGTACAGCTACACTTGCACCTAACATCAGTATATCCTTTGGAGATGTACACGAAACAGCGGATGCTGATAAGGTAGCAGGTCGCATAAGAAAGATTCTCCAAGAAGAAATAGCTATGGCCGCAGAAGGGAGTTATGCATAATGAGTTATGCGGTGTTTTTTGACTATAACAATGTAACATATAGGCTTCCTGTCAATCCGGAACAGATTGAGACGACCAGCGTCCAGGCGAATCAGAAATACGAAATACTGAAACTCGGCCAAATTGCCATACCTACACATATGGAGCTAAAGGAATACAGCTTTGAGTGCGAACTGCCCTACAGACCTTTGCACTATGTTGAAACTTCTGGAGAATTCCGTGACGCTGACTTTTATTTGCGGCTTTTTGAGCAGTGGAGACAAGAAAAAGCCCCGGTGCGGTTTATCGCTAGTAATGGCATTGGTGACGATATAAATACCCTTGTCTTGCTTGAGGAACTCACTATTACCGAAATAGCTGGTGAAGAAGGAGATAAATATGTCTCGTTTAAGCTTTTGGAATACAGGGGATATGGTAAAAAATCCGCGGTTGTAGCGCAATCAAACAAAGCAACTGTTAAGAAAGAATCAACAGCGCCTAAAGTTAACCCAAAATCAAATGGGGTGCATGTTGTGCAGCCAGGAGACACCCTTTGGGCTATAGCAAAGAAACACTATGGGAATGGAGCGCAATATACTAAGATATACAATGCTAACAGGGATAAAATTAAAAACCCCAACCTTATATACCCTGGTCAAAAGCTGGTGATACCATGAGTATGGAGTTCTTAGTCGAAGTAGACGGGAAAATATACGAGATAAGCGAGCTTGTAAAGTCTGTTTCCTATACAGATAAACTTAACGATGGATGCAGCAAGCTCGAATTCTCTTATATTGATAATGATTTGAGGATACAGAATGGAAGTGTAGTGCGCTTCAAGTTCAATGGTGCAAATATTTTTTACGGCTATGTGTTTAAGCATGGGCAGAACAAGGCCAAAGAAATCACGGTCACTGCTTATGATCAACTCCGCTATTGCAAGGCCAAAGATACGATTGTGGTAAAAAATGATACCATTGATAGCCTTGTTCGG